GCAGCCCTCACACCGGAAGAGCTCGCCAGCCTCTACCCCGCCGACGTCGAGCGCGCGCTGCAACTGCTCAACAAACACATCTACCAGGCAGACCGCTACACCGGCATGCTCATCGTCCTGCAGGCCGACGACGCCAAAGAGCCCGTGGTCATCTCCGCCGGCAGCTATCGGCACAAGCGCGCCCGCGCGCTGACTGACTTTGCGCGGGCGTCGGTGCAGATTTCGGATTTGATTGAGGCGGGGGTGTAGGGGGTGGGATGGGGCTCGCATCGCTGCCCGAGTTGGCGGCGATGCGGGCGACCGTCAATTCACCGGCCAGCCCCTTCAAAGGCAAAGGGTTCGGTTGGCGAAAGAGACCAAGCCATGATCCTTCTGCCCATCTCGTTCAGTGACGCGGCCTCCGTTGGAACCGCAAACCGGACGGACGAAGAAGTAAGAGCATCGCCCCGCGATTCCGCCTTGAACTCAATTGCGCAATGGCCCACGCCGTCGTAGACGAACGCTCGCACCATCAAGTAGTCGGCGTACATTGGGTCCATTGAACCGAACTCCAGCTTGACTTCATCGGAGGTCGAGCTTGGGAAGCCTATTAGCGCCTGCCCGAACTCTGCGACGGCTTCCGGATAGCAGTAGGCTTCGCCCCACGACTGGCGATCGTTACCCTCCAAAGACACGCGCACCTGCATGAGGCCGTCATCGTCGGTCCAAACAGGCTTTATCTGTAGTTGCATTCGAAGGGGTCTAACGGCTCGACGCAATGCCAAGGACGCTTACAAGATCCGGCGCTCATTATGGTTTTTTCAGGTTTGCCAGCGTCACGAGCTCCTGAATCACGACCCGTAGATCATCTATCAGCTTGTCAATGTCCTGCCGGTGGGCGACGAAATAGCGGCTATGGGCTGATTGATCGCCTACATCCTTCAACCGAGGAAGCGCCGCCTTGGTGTTGCGCGTAAGATTCCAGCTCGGTTCGGCGATCAGCGCGCTAATCAGATCTCGCAGATAAAGAAAGTCGCCTTTGGGATTCTTGATTTTTCCTGCGATCCCGCGCGCCTCAAATAGCTCGATGATCAGCGTTTCGACAAGACGACGGGTCATGACCGCCGAAGCGTCATACCAACCGCCCTCATATGAGCCGTTTATCTGGTGAACAATCTTTTCCAAGTAAGGCCGCGTCCCCCTCACCAGCGAAAAATAGACCACGGGTTCGGCTGAGCTCGGCTCTCCTTCCTCTGCAGGCGGGTTTTTTTCCCGCACCGCGTCACGCAGTTGCTTCGCAACTTGGAGCGTCTTGGCAATATCCATGCTCTTGCTCAGGAGCGGAAGTCCTTGAGGTGCTTCGCCATGCTTTCAAAAATCTTGTCGATTTGCTCGGGACTACTTTCAGGCGAAATATGGATCTGAACGTCGATGTGCAGTTTGGGCGAGAAGGTGTGGCCTTTTTCTCCTTCTGGTCGTTGCTGTGACAGAGGCGCGGCGCCCGCAGAGCCATTGACCGCAACCGGAGCCGACGATTGACTGCGTTTCGCCGGTGCAGCACTGGTAGGCCCGGGTGACGACTTAGATGCCGGCTTTCTCTTGGGAGTCGTGCCTCCCTTAGCATTTTCCAGATTCGCCTCAAGCAACATCAAATACGTCGTCGCGTACATTCTTGCCGCAGCCTCACCGACCTTCACGTCGCGCGCGAACCATGACGTGACCTTGTTGGGCTCGGCCTCCGGCGTGTGGAATAGGTCGCGAAGCTCTTGAGGATAAGTATTCTGCAAAATGATTGCGCAGACTTCGGGGTATTTCGCATCATCGCGCCACTCGAATGCCAAGTCTGTGGGCTTGCCGCCGTCATCCACGAGCCCAAACGTCCTCAACGGCGTGATAACGTTCGAACTCGCTGAAGCGGGGCTCATATTCATCGCCGATGCCAGATAGTTTGGTGAGACTTCCGCTGGCACCTTCTGCTTGAACTTTTCACGAAGCCCAAACCAATTGTTTTTTGCGATTTTCGGATAGCTGCGCTTCTTTTCCTCTGCCACGTTACACCCCCGCTCGGTGGACGCCTATTTACCTGCCCGGCCGTGTTTTTTGTTAGACCACTGCGACCGGGCGCTCTCGATAGCGCTAAATAGTGACACAAAATGACACCGGCATGAAGGTGTAAAGAACTCGGGCACAAGTACGTCGTTTTCAGTAAGGCAGTAAGAAAGGGGGCAGGCCCGTCCGTGCATTCTCCTATTTTCGACAGCAGCCCATCACGGCAAAACACAAACACCCGCCACCTCAAGCATCCGCTCCCTCCCCTGCAAATACCTCAATTTCCCAGCATCCCGCTCCGCCCCGGCGAAGAGATCGACAAGATCCGCCGCATCCTCTCCAGATAGCTCACATCGGCCGGCGGCTCCATCGCCCAGGCCGGCGCCGGGCTGATCTTCACCTGCGCCGGCACTGGCGTCGGGCTGGCAACGGGCGCGCACTGACATCCGTACATCACCAGCAGCAAGAGCGCGCTGCAGGCGCGTGTTTTCAGCGGTGGCACGTTGCATCTCCGAGAAATGGGTACGGTCGAGCGCGTCGAGCTGGTCGGTAAGCTGCCGGTGTTTGTCGATGGCAACCCGCAGCGCCGTCACGACGGTATCGACGGCGGCCTGGCGCTCGATGGCGTGGTCGCGTTGCGTCTGCGCAATGGTCTTGTCGTAGCGGTTGGCTTGCCAGCCCCACGCGGCTGCTGCAGCCACCGCTGCCACTGCCAGGAGCCGGACGATTGCGAAGTTCATTGGCTTTGCCTTGTCGGATGATTTGAGTGACCCACAGCCCCGCCACCGCCAACGCGCAATGCAGTTGCACGGTAGCAATGTCGGGGGTGGCGTCGAGCGCGGCGGAGGCGCTGCCGAGCGCGCACAGGGCGACGGCGCCCAGCAGCAGCGCGCCGCGCAGCCCGTGCGGGATGGCCTGCGTGAGCGCAGACCACGCGGCGCCCGCGCAAATGGCCACGAGCGCCACGATGTCGATGGCGGTAAGCACGTCGTTTTGGCTGATCGTCATTCTTTGCGGCCTCCTGTCCAGCGTTGTGCTGCCTGCTGCAGCCAGTCGTGCACCAGACGCCGCAGCGCCGGGAGTTCGCCGTATGCGTGACCGACGATGGTCAGCCCGAACACACCGGCGATGAACTTGATGGCGTCAGACACCAGCCCGACCGGCACGCCACTCCACCCAATGACGCCGTTGCCGAGGTAATGCGCGCACACAATGCCCAGCAGCAGCGCAGCCACGCGCTGCACGGGCGTGCCCGGTATGAACCGCAGCGACACCAGCGCCCCGGCTGCGCTCGGCAGAATCGTGTCCACCACGCGCAGCAGTGCGCCCCAACCTGTTTGCTCTGCCATTCATGCTCCCAATGCTTGTTTGGCCACAGCCCAGCGCGCGCGGCGCGGCTCTGCGCCTTCCATGGCGGGCCCGTTGATGCGGCGCGTGATTTCGTCGAACTTGCCGGCGTCGGCCAGCTTGCCCAGCCCGAAGGCCCACCAGTACCAACCGGCGGAGAGCGCGGCGTATTCGTCGCGCTCCAGCAACTCGGGGTGCGTCACAAGATCCAGATCCAGCGCATGGCCGCACTCGCGGTAGTTGGCCAGGAGGGTGATTTGCTTGAGACCGCGGCCCCGGTAGCGCCAGCCGTCGCCGCTGGCGGCATCGCCATTGCCGTAGCGGTTGGCGTACGCGATGTTGGCGATGCGCATTTGCCGCTCGAGCGGCACAGCACGCTCGCCGGGCTTGCGGCCCAGCGCGAAGGCCAACGCCGGCGTGATGCGCGAGAACATGGCCGGCAGCGCGGCAACGGCGTAGTTGAAGGATTCCGTTACGCGCGTGAAGCCGCCGGACTCATGCCCGATCTGCGCGATGAATGCGGCCTGCTGCGCGGGCGTGGTGATGCCGAAGCGCTTGCACGTGGCCTCGATGTGCGGCCACCAGCGATTGGCGAGCGCGGGCGGCAAGGCTGCGGCCTTGCTGAAGGTGTGTTTGTTCATGGCTTGGAAATGAAAAAGCCCGCCGGGTGGCGGGCTGATTGGAAGCGTTCGCAGCAGCGAACGCGCGGTGTCTTGTTACTTGGGCGGCGCAGGAATGACCAGGTTCGTCACCTTGGCTGCCTTCTTGGGCTTACCCTGCCCGGCCTTTGCCTTGCCGGTGTTGCCGCCGTTGAGGCTTACGTTCACCAGCCAGCTTTTGTTGGCGTAGATGTGCGTGACCGTCTCGGCCAGGTAGTCGCCGTCGGCCTGGGCTTTGAAGCCTTGCAGGCGCAGCGTTTTCTCGGCGCTGATATCGCCGCGGCCCATCATCTCCAGTTCGCCTTCGGCGGTGCTGCGGTTCATGTCTTGCAGCTTGGCTTTGGCAGCGGCCTTGGCGGCCTGCGGGCTGGCGTGCACGTGCCGATCCGTGTGCGTGGCCTGCGCTGGCCCGCCGTCGGGCGCTTCCGGGTTCGGGATGTACAGATCGATCTTGCGGCCGGTTTTGGCGTCGTGCGCGCGGGCTCTGACACCGCCGACGCTGCTGCGATCAGGAAACGTCAGGCGGTACCGCATCAAGTCTTGCGGCCGCAGCACGATCGGCGCGAGCGGCTTGCCGTCTGCGGATTTACCACCGCCGCGCGGTGCCACGATGAGGCGCCCGCCCTTCACCGTTGCCGTGCCGCCGTACTGGCGCGCAAGCCGGGTGATGAAATGCAGATCGCTCTCGCCGAACTGGTCGGCGCGCTGTACGTGCGCCTCGATCGTGCAGGCGGGCTTCCACCCGTGCCGCGCGGCCACGCTCGCCACAATGGCGGCCAGCGTGGTGCCGGTGTAGCTGGCGTTGCGCTGCGCCTTGGCCGTGGCACGCATGTCGGCCGGCTTGCCGCGTATCACGATGGTGGCGGGCGGGCCGCTCAGTTCGATCTCGTCAACGGCGTATGTGCCGCGTGTGGACAGGCCCTTGCCCGCCCAGCCGAACGAGATGCGCAGCGTGGCGCCCTTGGGCGGGAAGGCGATCTTGCCGTCGCGGTCATCAAGGCGGATCTCGCAGCGGTCGGCTTCTATGCCGGGCTTGTCGGTGGTGCGGATCTCCAGCACGCGATCGCGCAGCAGCGCGGTGATGTCTTTGCCGTCTGCCAGCACTTCGAATTGCGCTTCCATGGGTTACGTCCAAAGCTGGATGGGCTCATCGCGCGCGGGGGTGAGGTCGGGCAGGAAGATCTCGACGCCAGCGGCGTACGGCTGGCGACGCGCGGCCAAGCCGGGGTTGGCATCGAGCACCGCCTCCACGGTGCCGGCCAGCGTGCCGTATGCGCGGTAGCAGAGCACGTCCAGCACGTCGCCGTCAGATGTTCTGATAGTCATCGCCATAGCGTCGGAACTCCAAATCGAAACCCTGTTTGCGCGGTGTGCCGTCGGCCAGCAGCGCGTCTTGCTCTTCGCCCACGCGGTCGAGGAAGTAGCGGCCCAGCACGTCGCCCGAGCCGGTGGTGAGTTGCACGGGCTTGAGCGCGGCGCCAATGGCGCGCAGGCGGTCAAGTTGCCCTGCCCCCGCGCCGCCGGCGGTGAAGATGGCGCCGGATACGGTGATGGTGTCGCCGCCCGCGCCCACGGCCTGCAATGCCTCTTGCCGCTGGATGCGCTCCTGCGCGGCGATGTTGTAGCGGGTCTCGCGGCGCAGGCGGTCGTATGCAGCGGTGCTGAGGCCGAACTGGAATTGCTCGCCGTCATCGGTGGACAGCACGAGCAGGCGTTCGGTGGCGCCTGCGGCTTGGCCGGCGCCGAGAATCTTGTCGGGCCCGAGCGCGTAGCTGGGCACCAGGCTGCGCACGTTGGACGTGACGGCGGGCAGCACGGCATCGAGGCGGCGGCGCACGGTTGCCAGTGCATCACCGGTGGTTTGCGCGGCCCGCAAGACTGTGCTGAACCGCTCGCCAACGGCGGTGCGTTGGATGCCGGCCAGCGCGGTGTCTGTCAGGCCGAGCGCGCGCTGTGCCGCACCTCTGCCGGCGGTCGTTCGGCCTACGCCGCCAATGGCTTCAGCGGCAGCGGCGAGCGCGGTACCGGCGCTGTTCAGGTCGCCCAAGGCCTGCGCCTCTCGGCGCTGGGCGTTGGCCTGCCCCGTGCCGTCGGGCTTGTCGAGCAACCGCTCCATCTGCCGGACATGCTCGGCAGCACGCGCCGCATGCGTTGCCGCTGCGGATACGAAGGTCTGAAAATCCATGGTGTGTTCCGTTACAGATGCGGGCGATCCGACATGGCCGCCCGGCGCTGCTGCGCGGCGTAGTCGTCAAACTGGCGGCGCAGGTGTGGCATCAATTCCTCGGCAAGCTGGCGCGGGTCTTTGACATCGCCATGCACCGTTAGCGCGATGCGCGGCGCGAACTCGAAACGTTGGTCGACCTGCGGCGGTGGTGCCGGTGGTGCCTTGGCGAGCGCGCTGACGGTGCCGAGGGCCTCTGCAGCGCCGGCGGGCAGGACAGGCGCACCCGCTGGTGGCCCGGCCTCAGGCTTCTTGTCGCTGAGGGCCCGGTCGGCCAGCGCACTGCTGGCCTTGCCGCCCAGGTACGAACCGAGCATGCCGCCCAGCAGCCCGCCGACAACGGTGCCGATGGGCCCTGCGATGGCGGTGCCGGCGACGGCGCCAATGGCGCGCCCTGCTGCTCCGCCGGCAAGTTCGCCCGCCAGCCCTGCGCCGATGCCGGCGAAGGCTTTGGCCTTGTCGGCCTTGGTGCCGGGCTTCTCGGCTGCTTCGGCGCTTGCCATGCCGGCCGTGCCCACCACCGCCAGAACCCCCGCAACAGCGCCCAGCTTGCCCAGCTTTGGCGCCGCGCTTTTCAGGAACCGGCCCGAAGCGCCCAGCACGCCGGGCGCCTTCGCGGCGGCCGGAGCCGCTTTGGCGGCTGTGGCAGCTACCGCGGCCGTGCGGCCAACGCCGGCGGCCACGGCAGTACCTCTGGCGATGTTAGCGACACCCTTGCCAATCGTCCACGCGGCCTTTCCTGTTCTAAATGCCAGTATCGATGCCAGCACGCCTGCGATGGCGACGGTGGCTTTGGGCGATTCCGCCGCCAGCTTGCCGACTGACGTTCCGGCGCCGGCGGCGAGATCCGCAACGCTATCCGTTACAGGCTTGAGCGCATCGCCAATGCGGCGCATGGCTTCATCCCACGCCTGCCCGACTTCGGCCCATTTCTGTTTGGAGCTAGCGCGGCGGTCTTCCAGGTCTTTCTCGATCTCGCCCGCCGCCTTGGCGCCTTCGTTCTTCAAGCGCTGGTACAGATCCGAGTTTTGCATGTAGGCCGTCAGCGCGGCCTTGACCTGCATGTCGTTGAAGAGATCGCCGGTTTTCATGGTCTCTTCAAACGCACGCATCTGCGCGTCGCGCTTGGCGGGGTCGGCCTCGCTGTTGAACTGCTTTGCCGCGGCGGCAAGTTGCTGGGCCTTCTCTGGGTCGGCCTGCTCGATGTACGCGCGGGCCAGGACGAACGACGCTTCCATCGTGCTCCAGCCCTTGCCGATGGCCTCGCGCATCTTGGCTTGGTAGTCGATGCCGGCCCGGGCGTAGTTGCCCGCCGTTTGCGCGCTGCCGATCTTGGAGAACCAGTTCTTGGTGTTGTTGGCGGCTTCGTCTGCGCTGCCTGCGGTCTTCATCTGCACCTGCAGCAGCGCGCCCAACTGCTCGACAGACGTGTTGCCGACAATGCCGAGCTTCTGCATATCCGCCAACAGCACCGGGAACCAGCGCGCCATGTCGCTCGACTCGAAGGAGCCTTCCTTGCCTTGGAAGGCAATCGTTTCCAGCGCCTGCGCCATCTTGGCCGGGTCGGTGATCTTGGCGTTCTGCTCGAGCGCCTGAATCATCCGCGCGGTTTCCTGTGCATCGGAGCCTTGGCTGACGGAGAACTTGCCCACCAGCGGCGCGAACGACAGCGCGCGGTCGAGATCCATGCCGGCCGACACCATCTGGTTGACGGCATCCGCCAACACGTTGCGGCCGATGCCGCTTTGCTGCGCGGAGGCGGCAATGCCGCTGCTCATCTCGCGCTCTTTGTCAGTGCGCGCGGCGCCGGCCTTGATGGCGATGTCGCGGATGATGGCTTCATAGCCGGCCGAAATGGCAGTCGGCACCGCTGCTGCAGCGACAAACTTGCCGGTGTCGCCAATGGTGTTGCGCAGGCGGTCTCGGCCGTCTGCGATGAGCTGGGTGCCGCGTGCACGCAGTTCCAAACCGCGTGCGGTGCGGCCGAGCCGTTGGTACGATCGGTCGAGCCGGTCGACCTCGAACCCGGCCTCGCGCAGCACGCGAGTGTTGCGCTCGATTTTGATGCGCACCTTGTCTGCCGCGCGGTCGCCTGCGGCGTGCAGATCGCGGAACTCACGCTGCAGGCGCTGGGTTTCGCCAATGGCGTTTTGCCAGACGCGCGCCTCGCCGGCGCGCTTCTTGAGGGCTTCCAGCTTGGTGCCAACCTCGTTGACGGCACGGCCCAGGGTTGAGCTGACCGCGCCGCCGATGACGATGCCAAGGGCGATGTCTTTTGTTGCCATCCGTTCTCCTGCTGCTTGGCGGCGTTTGCGGCGCGTTGCTGCGTCAGTCGGTCAACCACCAGACCATGTCGTCGACCGTCATGGCATCAACGTCAGACGGGCTCACGCCCATCACCAACAGACGCTTGGCCAGGCGCTTCAGGTCCGGCATCGGCAGCCTCGCGGTCGGCCAGGAGCCGAAAGTAGCCGCGCTGGACGCGCTGGTAGTCCACGTAGGTCAGGCCCTCGATGTCAGCCTGCCCGGCGGTGGCAAGCGAGGCGAACAGCAGGATCTCGCGCAGTTCTTCATCCCCGCCCGACTGCTGGCCGGCGACGCGCATGTCGCGCACGGTGGGCTGCCGCAGCGTGAGCACATCAACCTTGACGCCGTTGACAATGGCGGGAAACTTGAGCTTGATGGTGGTGGTTTGCATGTCGGTTTGTCTGTTGTGGGCTCTTACATGCCGATGGCGGCGCGCACTTCCGCGAGCTGGTCAACGCCGTCAATGACGCGCTTGCAGCCGAGCACGTCGATCTCGTGCCAGACGCGGCCGTCGATCTCGAGCTTGTAGTAGTTGACGCCGACGGAGTACTTGGATTCGGACTTCTCGCCCGGCTTCCAAGAGCCGGGATCGATCTCATAAAGCATGCCTCGCAGCACGAGCACGACGCGTCGCGTCTTGCCATCGGTCGTGCGGAAGGCGCCACGGAAGGTGCCGTTGAAGGCGTTCTGGTCAGCAAGGCCGAACAGCTTGAGCACGGCAGGCGCCAGCGTGACGAGCGAGAACGACGCTTCCATCGCCTCCATGCCCATGTCCAGCTTGACGGGCGCGTCCATGCCGCCGCCGCGGTAGTCCTCGGTCTTGATCTTCAGCTTGGGCGGCGTGACCTCCGGCGCCTTGCCAGCGAGGTTCGTGCCATCCACGAACAGGTTGAAGTTGTAGAGTGTCTCGGGTACCAACGTGCACCTCCGTTATTTGGTGTCGAGCACTTCGGTCAGCCACTCGTTGGTGACTTCGAAGCGGAAGATTGGGTTTTCTGCAGGGATGACATCGGTGAACCGCACGTTCCACACGACGCGGCCCTGCTCGATCTGGCTGGCGGTGTTGAGCACCGGGTCTGCGTAGACCTCGAAGTTGATCAGCGCGCCCGCGTTGCGTTGGTCGCGCATGAACGCCTGCAGGCCTTCGGTGACGTCGTGGACGTAGGTTTTGGTGATGCCCCGATCGACGGCCCATTTGTGGCCGGCCTGCGCGGCATCCATGAGGATGTCGAGCGTGCGCACACGCGTGACGAACGACCATTTCGGGTCTGCCGACAGCGTGCGGTTGCCCCACAGGCGGTAGCCACCGTCACGAATGATGGTGGCGATGCGGGCCTCGTTGAGCAGATTGGCGCGGCAGGCCGGATCGTTGTCGAGAAACTCGATGGGCCGGCCGGTGCCGGTGATGCCGACGAATTCCTTGTTGGACGGAGAAGCCCAGTAGCCGTATTGCGCATCGGTGTAGGCGAACAGGCCTGCAACGAACGCCGATGCCGGTGCATCGGCTTCTGCGTTGGCAGCGGTGTCCCACGTGCGCACGCCCGGGTCCACCATGTACAGCCGCTTCGAACCGAAGTTCTTGGCATACGCGAGCGCGGCTTCGTCGGTGGTGTGTGGCCCATCGATGATGCCGATGGCGCGCAGCTTGGAGGCCAGCGCATCCATGGCCGTCGCTACCGGCTGGCGGGCAGAGAACCCGGGCGCGATCAGCAGGCGCGGTTGCACGTTGAAACGCGACTTGGCATCGAGCAGCGATTGCAGGCCGGTGCGCATGCCGGCGCCCGTGGTGCCTCCGATGACGCTGGAGGTGAGCGCGTCAGCATCGTCGGAATCCGCAACGCCTGTTGCGACGATGACGGCTGAGGTGCGCTCTTGGATTGCCTTGATGGCGCGGGTGATGGCGCTGTTCTGGCCGAAGGCCTGTGCTGCCTCGCGCGCATTGGTGATTTGGACCGGCACATCGGGCTGCACGAGATCCGGGCCCGGCGTGTATGTGTCAACCAAGCCGATGATGGACGACGACGGCACGGCGATTGGGCGCGGGCCGGTATCGACGATCGTCGTGGTGATGCCGTGGAAGAAAGAAGATGCCATGCGGCTCCTCGATGGGATGTAGAAATGAAAAAGCCCCGCTTGGTGGCGGGGCTCGTTTGGGTGTGCGGTCAGGGGCCCTTACGGCAGGCCGGCGGCGTCGACTCAGTTGTCGATATCGATCTCGATGGGATAGCGTCCGTCGCGCGGCACATGCGCGTGTTGCGTGTGGATGACTTTCCCAGCGCTGTACACCGTGACGGTGTAGGTGCCCTCTGCGATCTCGATTTCCTTGCCGAAATCGACGCCGTTATGGCCCCACCGCGCCGTGCCGACCGTGACGGCCGGCCCGACGAGATTCTCTTTGTTGTGCCCCACAAGGGTGACGACGACTTTTGCCATGACTGCTCCTGAACGGTTGAACGGGTGACGGTTGGTCATGGGCGCCTGTGAGTGACAGGTGCGCCAATGACTCTCGTTACGGTAGGGAGCAGCGCGTCGGTTTCCTATGGGGCATGCGTCATGTGTCGGCGGTCTGTACCTCGGCGTTGTCGGTGTTCGAGGGCGCCGGGTCCGCTTCAGCGGCCGCAGCTTCCGCAGCGCGCTCTTTCTCAAGCTGTTCTGCCGCCGCCTGTTCAGCGAGTACCTGAGCCTTCACGGCTTCTACATCGGGCTCATCAGGCCAATCGATGTTCTCTGGAAAAGCCGGCGCAGACAGTACGCGCACGAGATCCATCTGATATGCGGCCCATGCTTTGAAGACGGCAACCTCGACATCCGACAGCAACCCTGCGGCGTAAGCATCGGCTTTGCCGGCGTTGGCCTGTCGTGCGATTTCCATCTTTCCATTGAAGGTGGCCATCGCCTCGTCGCGCGCCCGTTTGGCAACCTGCTCGGCGGACAACCGCCACGTGCCGTCCTTCCAGACGTGGTCATCGGAGGGACGGGGGTCAACTGTCAGCCCGATGTCTTGCGGGCGGATACCGGGCGCGACAATCTCCGCCTGCTCGCCAGTGTCGGTTCGATACAGCACCTTGCCTCGAAAGTCCGGCAGCATGACCCACGCGCCGTCACGGAAGAAAGGCCAGGTTTCGGCAGTGCGCTCTGGTAGTACCTGATCAGTTGCGAAGGCCGGCAGCAGCCAGCGCCCCGGGGATCGAGGATCAGCGTCGGCCAGTTGGCTGCCGCAGTATTGGCCGGTCTGGTTGTCGTAATGGTGAATCAGCATGTGAACCCCTCAGAATGCGCGGATCATGGCCAGCAAGGCGACATTGCGCATGCGCGCCTCCGTGCCGCCGTCTGCATTGATAGTGATGACGTGGCTGTGCGAGCCGTTTGCGCCGATGCCAACGTTGTGCCCGTGCGATCCGTTACCGTCGAGAGACACGGTGTGGCTGTGGTTGCCGTCGGTCGAGCTTGTGGCCGACCAGGTGCCACCCGCATCGCGGTATGACCAATTGCCCACCGGGGCGACGGGTGTGCCACCGCCGACACCGTGCGCATGCGCGCCGCCCACCGACGTCGAACCCGTGTGAGCGTGCCACCCCTGGGCGTCTGTCCAGGCCAAGTGCGCGTGATCGCCAGCCGCGGCGCTGGAGCCAGCGTGCGTGTGCTGCCGGTTCTGGCTGTCTTGCCATGTTCCGACGCCGCGCTTGGCATCGATGCCGCGCCCATCGTCCCAGCACCGCAATCCTTCGCCACGAAACTCCGGCAACCGGAAGGTGGACTCCCCGTCTCCAATGGAAAAGCATCCCCAGGCGTTCGCAGACCACTCGCTCTCGGTAACCATGGCACCGGTGCCCTGCGCATAGGCGAACAACTCCGGGTAGTCAGCGCGCATGAGTAACGCCCCATTGAGCCGCAAGCAACCCGCGCGGGGCAGCGTGCGCACTTCAAAGAAAATGCGCCCAACCTCGTTACCAGTGACTGCGGAGGCCACGTAGGCGCGCACGAAAGCGGTGTTTGCCGCCTGCAGGCTGTTGTCGCCAATGGCAGGTGTCGGCACACGCGGTGTACCGGTGAACTCCGGGCTATCGGTACCCGCAAGCTTGCGCCACGGTGCCCACACGCCGTCTAGCAGGCGGCGCGTGTAGACGTCATTGGTATCTGCATGCGCCACCTGATAGACGGTGGTCAACTGCTCGCGCCATACCTTCAGCAGGCCATAGGTGGATGGCCGGTTGGCGTTGGTCGCGCTGTAGTAGTACTCGCCCGGCTCTGTCACCGCATTCAGATCGCCAACAAGCCCGTTGGTAACGCTCAGGTCTGCGCCGATACCGGCCGCCAGGCCCTGCGCCACTGTTACGGCGTCGGTAATGCCGTAACCAGCCAGGGTGGTGGCTTTGTCCGCTTTCTCCTCGAGCGCGAGGCGCAGATCCCGCACCTCGTCGTCGACATACTCGCGCGTTGCCACCACAACCGCCGGGTCGATCTTTAGAACGATGTTGCCGGCCGCCTTGTGGATCAACATCATGCGGAAAAACTGTCCGCGCCCGGATCCCTCTGCAAGCACTGGCTTGTAGCTGGGCGGCACGTTGGCAACCGCGAACAGCTCGCCATCTTCATCGTACAGGCCGAGCTCTCGCGACCACCACCCGCCCACCTCTTCGGGCAGGTAGACCTCGGCAATGACGATGCTTGCGTTCTTCTCGTCGCGAACGAGGCGATTCAAGGGCCGGCGGTGGCGTTCGCGCACGAGTGCGCGTTGCGCGGCGCTGGGCATGACGTCTGCATCCGCGCCACCATCGATGCCGCCGTCGCCCACGGCCATTTCTGTGAGCGGGACCATCGTATTGGAGACGAGCGTACGGGCCATCTTGGCCTCGCCGATCTCCGTCAAAGTCGCAAAATACTTAGCCATTCGATACCGTAGTGATTTCAACAACGTGTGCGGCGACCGCGATGTGCGTGGCACCTTCTGTGGCAACTGCAATGGGCATGTATGGGTACACGGTCACCGTATCGCCCTCCAGGCAGGCGGCGTGTATGCCGGTGTGGCCGGCAATCTCTGCGCTGAGCGTGAGCCCCGTCAGATGTCTTGATAGCGGCCGGACGTCGTCAACGATCTGTTCGATCTCTTCGAAGGTCGCCTCTGTGACGCCCGTGTTTTCGATGCCAACGTCGACCGCGAATGTGCCCCGCCGGGCCGGTGGCTGCGCCTGCCACCATTCGTGAATCGTCACTCGGTAGCCCAGCGGTTCGAGGGCCCGCCGGAGCGCACCCGCTGTGCCCTTGCGCTGATGGACGCCAAAAGCGTTTCGCACTACGCGGCGCTTTACCTCTTCCGGCCAGTTGGCATTCCAGCGGTCTACCGAGCGTGCGCTTGCCAGATAAGGCAGCAGCCGCACGGGGCACGTGTCCGCATCCCACAACTGATTCAGCGGGACGGGCGTGTCGAGCAGCGTGAGGATGGTTTGCGCCAGGGCACGCTCGAGCGGCGTCGCGTTTGCGGGCAGCAGCGCTTTGTCACTCATCCGCGCCCCCGACAACAACGTCGATGCCCGTGCAGTAAGACGCCTCTGTCAGGTCGACGATGATGTCTTCGGCGGGCTCGGCAACTTCCACGCGCTGCACGCCCGCCACGTGTGCCGCGGCAAAGATGGCGGAGCGGCGTACGTCCCGGCCGATGCGGCGCTGTTCTTGCGCGTAGGCGGTGAGCCGTTCCCACGCAGCGGCAACCATGGGCTCCGCTTCGGGGCCCGGGTAGTGGTACAGCACGATGCGAAGGCGGTACGGGATGATGCGCGCCGCTTGTACGGTCAACCGATCGCCTAGCGGGCGCACGTCTTCATCGCTAAGCGCCTGCCGCACGCGCTCGACGAGCTCGTCGGAGGCTGTGCCATCGCCTTCGTTGCTGAGCACGGACACGATAACTTCCGCCGGCGCCGGCGAGATGGCGCGTGCGTCTGCCACGCGGCCGTCTGCGGCGCGGGCATGTAATTCGTAGGCGGCTCGTGGCCCAGCGACAGACAGGCGCTCGAAGGCACCCTGCGCGCGTGTCCGCAAGCTGGCTTCCGACTCCATGACGGGCGCGACTGGCGGAAACGCTTCCGGGTCGCCCGGCACGGCAATGAGCCGCTTCGTATCGAGGCCGGCGGCCAGATGTTCCAGATCTGCGCCGACAGCGAAGCCGAGCATGGTTGAGCGTGCGGAATCGTTGACGTGCGCGCGTTGTTGCACATCAACGTACGCGAGCAGTTCGATCAGCTTGACCACGGGGTCAGACTCCATCGTCGCCGACCATTCGGGGCACAAGCCCATGAAAGTTGCGAGCAGCCGCTGGTAGCACGCCTCGAAGTCGAGCGGTTCGACGACATCGGGTGGCGGCAGTGCGGATAGGTCGATTACGCTCATGACATCACCTTGAGATCGACGGCCCGCTCGTTGTAGATACCAACGACACGCCATGCCACCTTGCCGTCTTCAATGCCTTCCACCCGTACGCGTGAGAGGCGCAGGCGCGGCTCCCACCGCGTGATGGCGCGTGCCGCTTCTGCCTGCGCGGCGGCCACCCAGCCGCGCGTGATGGGCAGGTCCACCTTGTCGGGCAAGTCGCTGCCGTATTCGGGGCGTTCGCGCCGTGTGCCGCGTCGTGTGCTGAGAATGTCGGTCAGGCTTTGCAGGAGGTGGTCCATGCCCGAGAGCAGCGCTCCGGTGCGTCTGTTCATGCCGACGACGGCCACGGTGCCTCCAATGAAAAAAGGCGGCACGTGGCCGCCTTGCGATTGATATGTGCTGCAGCTAGAAGGGATCGCCCACCGGCGCGCCGTCGCCCTGCTCCATATGCGAGTGACCGCGCAGGGACACTTCGCCAGCCACCACGTCGTCTGTGGCTCGGATGCCGCCTTGAATGGCGACGGCGGTGCCGCCGCCAGCGCCCTGCCCCGACAGGCCGCCCATGAACGCCAGCGCCTGCTCCACGAGCGCATTGCCTGTGAAGGTGGATGCCGGCACGTCGGCACGCAGTTGAGGCGCTTTCAGCACGGCGCCGTCGGCGCGCAGCGTGAGCGATGTATCGCCGACCTGCAGGACGATTTGCCCGCCTTCCGGTACGGCAAGCCGGTATTCGTGCGCGGCGTGGTCGTAATGCTCGCGGGCGCCATCGGGGTAGTCGGTGGCGGTCAGATCTGACGATTGACCATTCGCGCCGCCGTGCTGGTCCGTGTAGAAGCCCGCCAGGACAAAGCCGCCTTCAAGGCAGCCGGACGGCGAGACGAGCAATGCCTGCTCACCCGGCGACGGCGGGCGCCATTCGCGCACGGCGCCGGCAGCACGCGACCACCACGGCAGCCAGTCTGACGTCCAGTCAGCAACGGTAACGGTGCAGCGGGCGGCGGCGTGGTCGACCTGCGCTATCACGCCGGCCTGCACGATGCACGCCAGCCGCCGGTCTGCCTCACCCGCTTCGTAGCCCATGGTCAGCCTCGCTGTGGCGCGGCTGGATGTCGAAATCGACGGTCGTGCCGCTGGTGTCTTCAAACGCCCATTCGGGCGGGCCGAGGTCGAACTCGTGCCGCCACTCGGCTGCGATGACGCTGTAGATATCGAGCTCGGGACGCATGCCGTCTGGATGGAAGCCGTCGCTTTCCAGCTCGGCCATGGTGACGGACAGGCCCCACGTCTGGTGGTGCAAGACCTTCATGAGCCGTGCGGCGAGTGCCCACATGGCGGCCTCGGCGTTTGGCTCGGTCGGGTCGCCAACGACGCGCAGCTCGATCACGATGTTGATGGGCGGTTGGCCGGTGCCGGGGTCGGTGCCCGGGCGCAGCGCGCCGACGTACAGCAGGATGGCCGGCAGCGGCATGCTGTCTTCGATTTCAGGTGCCCAGCCGATGAGAGCGACGTCGGGGAATTGCGCTTTGAGGTGCGATTCCACGGCGTCGAACAGTTGCTGCAGATCAGCGAGCATGGCCGGTCGCCTTCAGGATTTCGTATTTCACTTCCTGCTCCAGTAGAACCATGAGGCGCGCCTCGATCTCGGCAGCGGCTTTGCGGAAGGCGGCTTCGCCTTTGTCTGCCCAGTCGAGCTTGACGCCCTCGATGGGCATGCGCGCCTTGCCGACGCGGCGGAATACCTTGCCGTCGCTCGTGCTGCCGCGCTTGCTACGGTAGATCCACGCCTTGTCGAATCGATGCCGGCCGACAGACACGCCGCGCCGCGTTTGGCGCGGGTTGCCGAGCCGGTGTGCCTCGATGGCGTTGAGGCCGAGCCAGACCTTGCCTTTGTCTGCGCTGTGCAAGAAGAAGTAGAGACGCTGCCGAACCAGTTTCTGCGCGATGTGCATCTCGGCTGAGACTTGCTTTGCCGTCTGGCCTTTTACCCAGTTGGCGCTCTTCTTCAGCGCGCGGCGCCAGGCGTTGCGCATTGCGTCTTTGCCGAGGGTTGCGAGCGGCGCGAGCGCTGCGGCAATGTCCAGCTCTGCCTTTAACGTGACGGACATGGTTCTGGCCTCAGTATCAGCTTGGTCATGCCGGAGCCGTCCGGCTGTAGCTCCATGACGCTGAACACGTCGCCCAGCGCTTGCACACGGGTGCGCTGGCGAACGCCGGCGGCGTCGGCATCGCGCAGCATGACGAACGGCTCACGCAGGCCCGTGCGCTGCCCGCGCACGGTTTCGACGTCCAGCCACGGCGAATAGAACATGCCCATCACCGGGTCTGGCTTGCCGTCGATTTCCACCTCGTCAGAGAGCGCCTCGAAAACTGCCGTGTCGAGATCCGCCACGTGGTCCCGAAACGTCAATTCAGCCTGCCTTGCCCGTTGTGGCCGCCAGCTTGATGACGGCCCGCGGGCGGGTGCACAGGTGCAGCGGGTTGGACTGCGCTTCGAGCTCAACGGCCTTGCCGAACTTGCCGGCTTCCTGCTTGGCGTAGTACGGCAGGCCGTTGGTGTTGACGGCCTCCATGTAGTCAGCCGGGGCGAAACGGGTGATGAACAGTTCGGGCACACCTTCCGGCACAGCGTAGGCTTCGTCGTCGCCGATGTAGCCCACGTTGCCAACGCGCCCGCGATAGCGCTCCCACGTGACGCCGCCGAAGTCGAACGTGTCGCGCGGGTCCCCACGCAACGAGGCGGCCATCTGGGTGTTGAGGTAGGTCTCGCGGATGTCCTTGGACGTCATCAGCTGCCGCCAGAAATTGCGCCCGCACAGGGCGCGCACACCCGTGTGCGGCGTGGCGCCGAGCGAGTCCTCCACCATGTCGAGCAGTTCCAGCGTTGAGGAGCGCACGTCGCCGATGAGGATGGGCAGTTGCTGTTGCTTCAGCCCGAAGCGTTCGAACAGATCGACCAGGACGGATTGGCCGTCCGAGTCGAGGATCTGGCCCTTGATGGCGCCGATGCGGTGGAACTCGTGGGTGGCGTCGAGCTGGCGGCGCATTTTCTGCAGGCGCTTGCTCACCACCGTCTGCAGGGCTTCGAGTTCGCTCTCTTCGCCGAAGGCGCGCAGATTCTGCACTTCGTCGGCCTTGATGGTGGCGATTTCCGGCAGGTGCACGGCGTTGAACGGAATGGTTTGCCGCTTGCTGCCAACAACCACTTGCCCGGGCGAGCCACGCTCTGCCGAGGCGACAAGTTGCAGCGTTTCGCCATCACGCTCGATCTGCGCGGTGGTGACGGTCATGCCCTCTTCCTCGAACAAGCCGAGGGCGGCCAGCCGCGAGGGCGTC